TCCATATCCATCATAACTACTGTATCGTAGTCGTCGAATTCTTCAGACAACATGTGAACCTTTTGGCATTCACTTTTAAGATTCGGATTGAAGATGAGGCCTCTTAGCAGTTTATATTCAGCGCCACAGAATTCAGCATATCTTTGTATGTTCTCCATGGACAACTTTTCAAGCTCTCCTAGATTACCATTCCAATGTTGTAGTATGATATTCTTCATTTCTTTTTACCTAGTAGGAATCTATTGTTTTTAAAGTAAGGACATTTCGTAATTTTCAATTCATGAGAAGAATCGAGATTATCCATTAGTGTTTCAAAGTAAGGTAAATTATCTACCCCGAAATTTGCATTGTCTTTAAAAGCAATCAACATAAAGTCATACATGTGATAAAAGGATTCGAGCTTACTTCTTTCAGACATTGGCATTTCATTAATACTAAAAGTTCCAATGATTAAACTCTTTTCATTTGATGGCAAAAGATTCTGAGGAGTCATCTCTCCAATGTTATAATCGTGACCTTTTCCCAAAGTGTTATCTAACCATTTCTTTTGCATCTTACCCATGATAGGAAAGTCTATAGCTTGATACCTACCAGCAAATCCCGTCTTATAGAACGATCGACATAGGTTACCGTATCCTGCTCCTATATCTGTAATATGACTTAGAGTCTCTGGACCATACCCTTCTTTTTTTAGAATATCGATATAGTAGGCAGACTGGATTGTAGAAATGCTGTACTGGTTATCAAATCCTAAATGAGGCTTACCAAATGCAGGATCTTTCAAGTTCTCAAAGAAATCAAGCTTCAACATATCTCGATAAATTGGAGATGACATGACATTACCGGAAAAATTCGGATGAACCGTATATGATATAGTTTTCTGAGATAGGAAATCAACCGGGTGGGATCTTAACTCGATTTCAATCTTTTTTAAAAATTCTTGCCAATCTTTACTCATTTCTTTCTTCCACCAGTTTGGGAGAGAGTAAGAACTCCTCCGAGATATCCTTTATGGTCTTCTCTACCGTTTACCAGAACCTGATACCATCCCCATTCAGCTGGTAGTAGGTTCCCACTTTCATGTAAATCATTTACCCTCTTACAATCCCAATACTCTGGACGATGCATGATCATTGCCTCAGGACTAATCATTTTATACCATCGAACGTTATTCTTGTTCTGTTCCCCTAAATGAGGCGTTGGGTTATTCAGTACTTTTTGATTCCAATCCCAATACCCCATTCCTATAGGACCTTCATTATAAGATTTTTCAAACCACCTATTATAATCTAGTTCCCGAGAAAAGTAAACATCCCATCTACAACGAACGATCAGATCATACTCTTTATCGAGTCTGGATACAAGAGTGTTGTGAGCCAGAATTTGTTTTGTCCCTTGGAAAAGCTTAAGACTTGGTCCACCGTTATTTCTTTTTGTTTGGAAATATTCACCAGCAAATTCAGTCGTATCGAGTACGGGATGATAATGTATCTCTGGCTCAGGCTCTATAATTAGATCCTCATATGCATGTATCACACTGTTGTCCCAAGTGTGTCGAAAGATATCTACGTCGACATTACGGAATGCATAAAGGAGATTATCATCCATCTCACTTCGATCAGCCCAAGGGTTCATCCTTTGCTGCCCACTTATACAAACCGCAATCTTCATTTATCTTTGTAGGCTTTTGAGATCTTTTCTTTGATAAGAGTCGAACTGATATTCGCAGTATAAGGAAGATAGACTAATATGATATTTCTAATATCCAACCACTCCTGACTGAATCCCATCTGTGCATAGTAATCCTTTGCTGCCCAGTCTGTACCGATTGCAATGATATGAGGAGCAACATTTTCGATTGACTGAGTGCTATCTTGTCCACCAGTATTCGATACTACTCGATCGACATATTTGCATGCCAGGAGGATTTCTCTTCGCTGTTCAAATGTATGGAACGGAGTGAAGCCTTTATAATCTTGAATGAATTCATCTGTATTCAAAGATACTACGACTTCATCAGCAAGCTGTGTACACATTCGAAGAAAATTTACATGCCCAGCATGAAAGAGATCAAAGGTACCGCCTGTGTATAAAACTTTTTTCGTCATTTCGTTAACCTCATATCATATTGATATACTTTATTACGCTTTACATGCTCTTTCTCTATAGTGCTATTCACGAAACCATGACTTCGGAAGAAATCCATATACTCTTCATAGCTCGGTGCACCCTGGTTATAGATCTTACCTGGAGCAGGTACTTCAGTATATATTACTTTACAATTGGTAAGTATTTCGTCACAATCAGATAGTATATCCAACTCTGATCCCTGCGTGTCAATCTTAATAATATCAGGTAGAGGAATATCAAAATCTGTGAGATGCTGTGTGTCTCGTATCTGTAATTCATATGATTGAGGGTTTGTATAGACCCCAGTCATATCAGTTTCTTTATAATAGGAATCTCCTGTACCACCTCTGTAAAAGAAATTAACCACGGACTTATCTTTCGAAGAAAGTACACAATTAAACCAATGGTGATCTTTTAAATCGGTCGGTTTCGATAAACCTCTATTTGCCTCGAACATATAAGAAACTGTTTCCGGGTTTTCTTTTAACATGTTACGGGTGAACACACCCTTATGTGCACCAATATCATATAGAATAGTTTTAGTCATCATTTCTTCCATAGTAATTTCGATACCATTGTAAAAAGTTCTCTACACCCTTCTCGATCGGAGTATCAGCTTTATAACCAAGAGCTTGGAGTTTAGTCGTATCAGACCACGTCTCAAGAGCATCTGCTGGGTGTCGAGGCGCAAATTCTTTCGTTGCAGTTTTACCCAGATTCTTTTCAATGCAAGAGATAAAGTCCATTAGTTGAACTTGTTGGCCGTTGCCAATACAGTACGTTTCACGTTCAGACATATTACGAGATACAATTTCTATTCCACTTACAATATCATCTACGTAGGTGAAATCGCGAATCATGTTACCATTATTGTATACTGTAATTGGCTTATCGTTCATGATATTTTGGGTGAACGAATAAAGAGCCATGTCAGGTCTACCCCAAGGACCATACACTGTAAAGAAGCGAAGGCATACTGCATTTTTAATCTTAGAGATATGGAACTGATTCTCATTCGTTTGTTTACTGAATCCGTAAGGGCTCAGTTGTTTTCCGAGCTTTTCATCAGGAGACCATGGTAATGGATTCCCTTCCATAGTACAAGACGTAGATGCATATATGACGTTATCGATACCAAGACCCTCACACACTTTTATTAGGTTCTGAGTGCCAGAGATGTTATTCGAGATATATTCTCCAGGAATATCCATCGACACTCGTACGCCCGCGTGAGCAGCCAAATGTATTACGAGATCCGGATTCTCAGACTCTATGTACGGTCGAAGCGCTCCGATATACGCCATATCCATATTTCGAACTTTGAGCCCGAACTTCTGTAGATCTCTTGCTCTAGCAAACTTGATCTCTCTATCGTAAACTACAGAATTGTAGTTGTCAAAGCCACATACATCATGGCCTTCCCTCATGAATCGAATAGCGGTATGGTATCCGATGAATCCTGCCATACCCGTAATCATTACTTTCATTGGACTGCCTCCATAAGCTTCTCTACATCTTCTCCAGCATTGGGGAGTTTATCCTTTAAAAAGAAATGTACAAATTTACAGTGCTGGATCTTTCGATTCGCAGTATACAGACCGTTCCACTTCCAATGGAGATTTTGAATATTCATTTCTTCTTTACGAATCCACCAATTTAAAAGAGTTTGATCTGTTGACCATTTCCATGGACCCATACCATCAACAAACGCTTTAAACTCTTGGCGGCTTAAGAACTCTTTTGGTGTCTGACCTTTGAGATACTTTAGGATGGATTTGTTTAGAACCATTACTCCCATATTCATAAACTCATAACCAAGATGATTCGGTTTGAAGTCAACCTTTGGATGTAATGGCTTATATTGCATTGAAGAGTAGTTTAGGATCTTCTTTTGATATTGTTCCGTGATCGGCATCTCACGCTCAACCACAGCAGCAAAATCTACATTTGGATCTACATCATCAAAGATACTACCTGCATCGGGACGAATCCACACATCACTATCAATGATCGCAATCTGATCGTACTGATCAAGATACTCAAACGCATTTTCTTTTTCGAAGATAGGTAAGGGGAGAGGTCGGGACTGACATTCTTGTGATCGATTTGAAACAAATGGATCCGGCCGAATCCATAGCTTGGGGGTTGTTTGCTTTATGTAATCGATACCGTGACGATCAGCATATTCTTTCACACTTGTTGTGCAATGATTATAAAGCTTCGATTGCTTACCGACAGCAACCTGATAGATCAATCTTTTCATTATACACCTTTTAAAATACTTTCGGCTATATCTATAGCCTTATCAAAGCCAGGACGGAATCGGTTCTTCCTGGCTCCGTTCTTTACGAAATCATCTAGAGAATCAACGGTTCCATTTTGATTAACTCCAACAAAATTCCGAGCGAGATCCTCCCACTCGGTTCTTAGGTTCAATATTCGAAAAATATCCATTTTACTCTCCGGTGATGTATTCATAGACTTCCTTCCAGTTTTTCATAAGGGGAAATTGCTGATTGTTCATATTGTGACCGTGTTCTATTAGAATGGATTCAAGACCGAGACGATCACCCAGTTCAGCGTTTTCTTCCTTATCTTCAATCCAAATATAACCAGAGCCTTTATAAGGTTCTAGAATATCATCCTTATCGGCTCCGGTGTCAGTGAATATAAACTTCTCGAAAGCAGTCTCACCGAAAAGCTTTCGAGTGTTTTGAATTCGAAGCTGTTGGGCAGAACTATCCATCGACAGTGAGGTTAGCATATGGAAGACGTATCCATGCTTACGATGAAGGAGATCTACGTAATACATAGCATCTCGTAGTGGGGGTAGAAACCCGATAGCAGCGGATTCGTTAAACATCTTGATCAAATGCTTCTTCAGATCTTTATCGAGGCCATACCGATCACCGATATCGTAGCAATCCTCACCACCATCAACTAACTCAGATTTGAAGTTATTCTGAATCCAAACGTTGAAGGCGTATTCCCAATTCATTAGAACGCCATCGCAGTCGGTAAGGATAACCTTTTCAAATTCCATCATATAACAAAACTCCTATTCTTGATGTTGATAGTATACCTCATCAATCCTGGTTTGTAAACCCTCTTTTTCATCTGATTCGAAAAAAGTTTCATCGATCGAATATCGGCGGCGAGCCACTCGCTCCTCTTCTCGAATCTTTTTGTCCTTAAAAAGTGAAAGGGATTTATGACGACCTTTTTTCTTATTGCGCGGATCGTGACGTGCATACTTAGCCATTAGAATGTACCTTGTCCATAGTTGCCAATGTTAGATTCTTCAATTTCCTTAACGAGGTCAGAATAACCCCCAATGTACTTATCATTCCAAAAGATTTGCGGGATAGTCTGAAAGTCTTTAACCTTTTCTTTTAACTCTAGATAAACATCTACATCATCTGCGTTTCTCCATTCATAGGATAAACTATAGTTTTCGCAGAGCTCTTTTGCTGCTAAACAAAAGCCACACCAACCAGCACCGTAAATTGTTACCATGTCTAATATCCTAACATTTCTTTTGTCATGATGTAGTCTCGAACGAAGTCACTTCGAACGATATCTGCCCATCCGAACTCAACTACTCGGAAGGCTCTCATAGTTTCAATGATAGACAGGAACTTTATAATACCTTCTTTGTCATCATTATACTTAAAGTCTGTCTGTTTATGGTCGCCACAGAAGATGATACGACAGTCGTTGCCCACACGAGTAATGACAGAATCCAGTTCATGGAAGTTCATATTCTGCATCTCGTCTATTACAAGAATGGTTTGATCAAAGGTAGCACCTCTGATGTATGAAGTCGTTTCAAATTCTAACCTGCAGGTTGTTGAAAGCTTACCGTATGCACCTTCATATCCAAAGATCTGGGCGCATAGGTTCTTATAAGGAAGTTTATACGGTTCTTCTTTTTCCTCTTTTGTACCAGGTAAATGCCCAGCATCTCTTGTGGGTACAATTGATCGAAGAATCATAACCTTACGATAGGTGGTAGGATTCTCCATCAACTCCTTCAGAGCGAAGTGTAAAGCAAGAAAGGTCTTACCAGTACCAGCGCTTCCAACCATTACAAGGTTATGACCATTGTTCCAATCGTTGAAAGCCTTTTGTTGATTCTCGGTATAAGGTTCGATAGGTTCGATTTCATCTGCCAAGATCAGATGCGAGGAATTTGTTTTTTTCATCAGTCTTTAATTGTGTTGTTTCTACCAGAGGACTTTTTCATTTTAGTTAAGAAGTTTTTCCAGTCCCCACTTGTTCGACTGAGTGTACCTCCAACCATTGTTACGATTTTTGGCGATGAGACCTTTTGCGTGAGGTCGGAGTTTTCTTGGAGGATTTCTTGGAGCTCGTCCCAGCTGCAGACGACGTCCCATTCTTCTTCGGTAATTTTGTTTCTGATTGTATACGATGGCATAATGATTTCCAACTGTTCCAGTTTTCTTCTACTTCATATCTACAGTTTGTGTTCCATTGCTTAGACAAGGATGACCACAATTGTATATATGTTGACTTTCCGCTAGGGGAAGCAACCAACCTCATTTTATTATCACCAAGGGATAATTCTTCGATGATGGTCAGGTCTTGTTCTTTGAATAGTAGATCCTGATTTTGGGCTGTCGCTTTCATTTTCTTCCTAGGCATAGCTTGATTCTTTTACAGTAAACCAATCAGGTACGGAACGCTTGGTCCAATCCATAGAAAAACGATCTTGTTTGGTTTGATAGAATGCACGATAAGAACCTACAGGATCAGACTCATTGATGCACTCTGGTGCAGCACCCATAGCAAGTTTGAATGGGGTTTGACCAATGTCTTGCCGAATATTTTTTGGAGGAATAGACAAAGCATATTCTAGGTCAACATAAGACTTATGTTTTTTGCCATAACGATATTCGTATTCGATGGCCAAAGCTTCGAAGTGATCATAATGCCATGCATAATTAGACAGTGATTCCATAGTCCATTGAGTGCAAGGATGTCCAACGTGTACTGCTTTATATAGAATGTTTTCTCGAGAGTCTGGCAACACCCATGCCTTAACCATAGTCTTACCAGACTTTGATGGAATACGCGTAAGAGTACCGTCAAGAACACGATGGACAGTAGATAGCATCTGTGCTGACTCTAGTACCATTTTAACTACGTGCTTGTCGCATTGCTGCTGTGCAGCCTTGATAGGATTTTCGTCCAATATAAAAATATTCATGTGTGCTCCATTATAAAAGGGTAGAGGCTTGCCCCTACCCAATTATCCTATCATAAGAAATAGGAATAGTAAATCCCCTATGTTGAAAACGTTTCAAGATATTGTTCAAGGTAATCTCTCTTCGACCAGACCTTCTTAGATAGATCCTCCCTCCCTTCTTTTTTTAGCTCTTTTGCAAAAGCCTCGATTTGAGCAAGATCCGATTTCAGACGATCGATTTGAGTTGCCACCATTAGAGCTTCTCCTTGTTTTTATTTTTAACCATGGGTTTAAATCATTACAAAGACCTCAATAGATTTGGAAATGTCTCGTTCACAAGCTTGGCAGTGATACCACCACCAATCGGTTTCTTGTTAATCATAGACACTACCAATTCAGCGTCCTGTGGATGAATTGATTCCAACAGTCCAATGAACATTGTTTCGCGTTTAATTGGCATAGTCACCAGATAAGGACTACCCTTTACGAAATACTTAAATTGTATATTTTTCCTAAGAAGATTTGAGGGAGCATTATGCTCTTCGCTCGCGGTGTACGGAGGTTTACCACCGGGCAAATCCCAAATAATACTTTTATCGAACGTACCCCTTAACACATCACGCAAAGCCGGGGTATCATTCTTTTTCAAGACCTCTATCTTATCTTTCTTGGCCTTAGCTTTTTTTGCTTCTTCAATCACTTCAAATACATACTTAGCCATTAGTCAATAAACTCCTGTACATTTTCTAACAAAAGCCTACAATCTTTAGCAATAAGATACGGGAACACTTTGCCTCGATTGGGATAAGGATCCTGGCTTTCAAAGGTATTTATAATTTCTTTACGGGTTTCTTCGGGGGTTGAGGGATTAACAAGGTCGATCATTTGCCGATTCCGGTGCCAGTTACGATACACATCTTCACCCAAAGCTTTCGGGTCATCGAGCAGGGTTTCTTTTTTCTTCTTCGACAATACGTTCTGACGTTTACCTTCTACTAGAAAAGTATCATCATCAGATAGTACATTAGGTACGCCGTCACCCGTGTCACCCGTAAGGATATGCTCTTGAAGATACTTACGAGGATGATCTTCCTTAATTAGTTTTTTAAGCATAGGAGAATACTGGGCAACGTTATCGAAGACCTGAAGCTGACGGAAGTCTTTATCAGCAGACACGATCATAACGTCTTCCCAATTGCCGAAGTCTTGGGTATAATGTACTAACTCCGCGATAGCATCATCAGCTTCACAACCCCACTGGTGAATAACCTTATACGGGAATTCATCCTTGAGCTCTTGTAGTACCATGTTGATAATACGGAAAGCTTCATCCCAATCGATCTTAGATTCATCACGTGTAGACTTACGCTTGCCCTTATATTCAGGATAAACATCTTTTCGCCAGTTACCGCCAGCATCAGCTACGATAACAACTTCGCCATACTTCTTTTTGAATTTCTGGCGGTACATACGAATTGAGTTAAGAATCATGTGACGGATAAGATTCTCGTCACCATGATGAGCGTGACCCATGGCCACAGGTGCGATACTAATACCGCTATAGTCGATTAAGATCATCAGTTAATCCATTTTTCAGTTAAGCCGTAGGTATGCTTACACTTACCGTGCATACGCATACCCCAGCAATCACAGGTAAAACCCTTTTCAGTGAACTCTACCGTATATATGTTGTCTTTACTTCCGGGGATTTCCCACTCGGTACCTACTGCCCAGTGACCCCCGAAGTTAATACTATCCGGTTTATAGTAACGAGGTCCATACTTACGCATTAGAAAATTTCTTTTACTTTTGAGATGTTTTCTAGGGATCCGGAAACGGTGATTTCTGGATTTCCACCGCCGGGACCATCCGCGATGTAAGATTCGAGTTTCAGATTGTATTCGTCGAGAAATTTAAGAAATTCATAGACGGGCCAGTTCCACGCGATATCGAAAGTGTAAGTCATGATATAATCTCCATAGTTGATACTACTAATATAAGCTATTACGAATCGTTTGTAAACCCCTACGATGCATTTTTTTTCAAATTTTTTACGTGGCTTCTGTGTACCCTACAGTTAATGATTCCATTATAAAATCTATCATCAAGAAGCACGTTACGATCGAACTGTTCCTTAGCTTCTAAGTATCCAGCTTCGCCTTTTGTCTTACAGAAATGGAGTATTTCACGGTGGAAGTTTTCTTCCCCGTGTTCTAGCAGCAATTGCTTTACAAGATCACTTGAGCCGTAATAGATACGCCAATCCGACTCTACGACCTTTCTTCTTTTTCGAGTTTTTCCCTTCAGGGGAGGAAGAGTCTTCTTTGACCAAAATGTCTTTTTTCCGACATACATCTTACCGTTTGATTTGTCAGTAATGATGTAGACGAAAGCAATCCAGTCTTTTAACTCTTCCTCTGTAGGTTCGAACACCTCTTCTTTATAGTACCATGTCATTCTTCATCGTACCAATAATCGTCTAGATATTCTTCCTCATCATATCCAATCTCTTCTCCGCAGACTACGCAGAATGTTATATTTTCTTCACATTCTACGTAGAATTCTGCTTCACAGTGCGGGCATGTAATATCTTCTTTATTCATTTTAAGCCTCACAGGATGCGCATGTCATAATGTCACGAACAAGTTCTTGTGCAGGGTTCGAAGAACGCTGATAGTAGAACGTTTTGACACCGAGCTTCCACCCTTCGATGATAAGAGCATTCACATCTTTAGCTGGTGCATCTGGCGGAATCATTAGGTTAAGGGAAATGGCTTGATCGACGAACTTTTGACGACCCGCATTTTGCTGAATAATAGTCATAGGACTAATCTCAGAGAATGTACGGAATACCTCACGCTCGTGCTGTGTAAGGAATTCTAAATGCTGTACAGATCCTTTGCGCATTAAAATATTACGCCAGGTGTCATCATCATTTTTGCCATGAGCTTCTAATACTTTTACCAGATACGGGTTTTTATATGTAAACGAACCTTTTGCCAAATCTTTGACAAAATAATTGGAAGCAAGAGGTTCAATAGTAGGCGAAACCTGCCCGAGGATAAAGCTCGATGAAGTAGTCGGAGCGATTGCGGTAACAGTAAGGTTACGGAGACCATAGCCTTTCATTCCTTCTGGTTCGCCATGGAATCGTGCAAGCTCGCCTGATGCCTGAATTGCTCGTTCATAAATGAATTTACTAATTTGAGTACCAAGCATTTGAGCTTCGAATGATTCGAAGGCAATAGATTTAGATTGTAGATATGAGTGCCAACCAAGTTGACCCAGACCAAGTGCCCGCCACATCTTAGCAAAGTTATATGCGGTTTCCATAAACTTCACACCTTTGGTCTTTTTAATATATTCTTCCATAACAGCGTCTAGGAAGTAAATCATGGTCTCTACAGCGTCCGTATCCTTCCACTCGTCGTAAGTAACAAGATTCATAGAGGAAAGGTTACAAACAAAAGTCCAGTCGTCTGACGACGGTAATGCGATCTCTGAGCATAGGTTAGACGCATAAATTGGAATGTTTTTATCTTTAAGAACCTGTGGCTTATTGTTGTTCACAGTGTCAGAGAAGAATAGATATGGGTAACCAGTCTCTTTCCGCTTACGTAGAACCTTAGCCCAAGTCTCACGCTTGTGCTGATCGCCGTCAATCATAGACTGCATCCAGTCGTCCGGAATAGTGACACCAAGAGAAATGTTCTGAATGTGATTACCAGGTTCTCGGATTTCTAGGAACTCATCAATGTCATGGTTATCGATATTAATATAAGCAGCAAAAGCTCCACGACGAACACTTCCCTGAGAGATGACGTCAGTAGCAGTATCATAAAGACGAAGATAGTGGACAGGGCCATCAGCTTTCCCCCCTGTTTTAATTTTAGAGCCACGAGGCCGAATATCACCAAAGTAACCAGACGTACCAGCACCAAGTTTGGTCTGTACACCTACCTCGGCTTGCTTTTGAAGGATCTGCTCAATGCTATCCCCGACATATACCCCATTACAAGAAATAGGTAGTCCACGGTCAACACCGAAGTTTGACCAGACGGGAGAAGACAAGCTATAGAATCCACGACTCATATAGTCATAGAACTTATCCGCAAACCCTTGGATGTGTAATACCTTTTCTGCCGCATCAGCAATCTCGCGGATGCGGTCTTCCGCGCTCACGCCCGCGCGTAGGTACCCGCGGGAAAGAAATAGACGTGATTCTTCATTTAGCCATTCAAAACTCATATTGTTCTCCATTAAAATAAATCATCGGCAGAAATGCCTTGCCCACGGGCGTAATCGACTGGGCGGCTTTGGAAAAAGTCAACCATGTTTGAACCATAAAGGCCTTCTTCAAACCAGGTTGTTTCTTTTACTAGATTTTCATCATAGCGGATATCATGGGCGAATCCGATCTGATCAAGGGACTCTACCATACGCTTTTTAATAAATTCAATTAGAATGTCGCTGGAAAGACCACGCTCTTCATAGTCGCCCATGATCCAACGAATTACTTCGGATTCGTGCTTAATCGCATCAACAATCTCTTCATTGATACGTGATTCAAACTCTGCATCAAAGAGTTCAGAATACTCTTGACGCATAATGTTAATAAGCTTAATACCACACTGTGCATGTAGCATCTCTTCATTACGGGTGTATTTAACTTGTTGTGCGGTGTCTTTCAGAATCGCTTTATTCTTATTCATGTGGAGAATGATATAGAACTGCGAAAACAACGAAACGTTTTCAACAAAAAGAGTAAACAATGTAATTGCATAGATGTACTGCTTACGATCATCTTTATAAACTTTTTTAAGATACTTACGAAGATAATCTACGCGACCTGCAATAACCGGGTTCTTTAGATTCTCTTCGAAGACGTGCTGTAGACCGAGAACATCAAGAAGCTTTTCATATGCCATATTATGAATGACTTCAGAGTTAGCCATAGCATAACCAAGGTCACGAATAGAAGGATGCGGTAGGTTATCACCAAGGTTTGCCCAGAAAGTTTTCACAGCAACTTCAATCTGACCAATAGCAGACAGTGCACGTACAAGAACCTCACGCTCTTGATCTGTCATTTCCGTTTTAAATTGTGAGTAATCCGAAGAAAAGTTAAATTCCTCTGGAGTCCAAAATCCGCTCCAAATTGAGTCTATGAACTCCTTTGTCCAAGGGTAAAGGTCTGGTTTTCTAGAAATCTGTTCTTCGAATAGCATCTATGTTTTTCTCCACGAATTTTCGACAAAGGACGTACATCTCAAGTGCACGACACTTAAGCCTAGTTTAAACTATTTCTTTTATGATAGTATTATATATTGAAACTAGAAGTTTGTAAACAGCTATATGCAGTACATTTTGAAAAATATTTAGCATATATGCTAATTATTCTTCTGATGTAACAGAATCGTCATCCGACTTGTAATAGCTTTCGTAAGCAGCTATGATCTGTTGTTGCTGCTGAAGTAGTGCACGAATGTCACTAATATTCAGGCCAAGATTTTCATAACCTTCCCCGGAAAGCACAAAGAGAGCAAACGGTTTGCCAAGTGTGTTCCACTCTTCAAACTTTGCATCCATGTTCTCTTCTGTAATAACTGTCCATTCGACTGGCCGCATAAAGATCTCATCAACCTGTGGAAGTTGAAGATCTGCTCTGTTTGCTGGTTTAGATGTAACAGAGATTTCTCTCGGCGTACTATTTGTCTGACACGCTGACAGTGTCAGGACCAGTCCAAAGCCAAGGACACTCTTTATTAAAAGATTCACCGTCTTCTGCATTCTTTTCTTCCTCTGTTAATTCTGCACCTGCAAGCAATTCAAAACAACGTAGTGCATTCACAGTACCACGATTGATTGCTCTTTCAATGCTGTCTGGTTTCTCGACAGCAATCAATCCTAAATCCATGTCTGCAAGTTTACTTTGTAGACGATTGTTCTGCCTACGAATCTCAGCAAACTGTTCATTCGTTTTGCGAATCTCTTCATTTGCTTTTTGAAGATCTTCTTGCATAGCAGCCATTGCTTGCTCTTGCTGTTCTATTGCAAGAGAGAACTTAGCTTCATTCTCAGCATAGATCTTAAGCTTGTTTTGTGTATCTTGATAGTAATAGTATGCACCACCGAGAAGTGAGCTCGTAAGCATTACTATAGCAATGAAGATGTATATCCTAACCATTTTGATCTTCTATATATTTTCTGAACCGCTTCAGCATTACTGGATGTTTATCCTTCTTAAGACGGCGGTCTGTTACATTTATAGTCTTTAGTCTCGGACCCATGTTTTTAGTATCTTGAGGTATACCGGCATCGGCGGCCGTCATTTCTTCTGCTACATCCATCTTTTCTTGTCCTGGTGTCATATCTCGAGCTTTCTTGGTAGCCTCTGGTGTTCCCCATTCAGGCTGATCTGGATACCACTTATCAGTACCTTTCAGCTCTTTCTTTTTCTTTTCGATTAATTTAGACATCCATTGGCTCATTTATAGATCTCCGAAGACGTTATGTAAATTTTCTGATTGGTTCTAAGATGTATTGCTTCATATATGTCTACACCAAAAACCTCTCCTACCGGATAACAATCGAGCGGGATTCGAATCCTATCCTCGCTATTTACCATCTGTTCGATAGTGACATTTAACACCTTAGAACTTTTTATTTTATAGATGCCAGGAGAAATTCTTTTATCATCTACAATAAACCATTCACTATTTTCTACTAAAAGATCTAACGGGTCTAGACCTTGTTCTTTTAAAATTTTATTTAAGGATTTATCACTGAGTTTAAATTTTTCTTTTATAAGAAAAAGAGCTGCTGCAACGGAATTTAATCTATTATTAACGCCAGTTACTCTTTGTAATATTCTTTTTAGATTTATAGCAATTCGAATAAAAGGGGTATAAGCTTCTCTTTTCTTCGTAGTATCAAGCTTTACTGATTTAATTCTTTTACCTTTGTCGTCAATAATGCCAAGCTTATAAGCCTCAAAATCTTCCCAATCCCGAGCTAATAGTTTAATTAGTCGGAAGGTATAAATGGTATCACCAATTTGATTTTCGAATAGCATTATATTTTCCTTAAAAGTTCTACTGCTTTTAGATCGGATTCAATTTCCGGAAAAGCGCTCTCTTCAATATACTTTAGATAAATTAAAAAAGGTTTTAACACCTGCCAAGATTGGGAATCAACCTTAAATTCAAACATTTTTATAGCGCCTGGTATGGTAAATGAATTACAAAATACAATAATATGATTTAATAATAACCGTTCAGATAATCTATCAGTTTCAATATACCGATTGATTAATCTTTTTATATATTTGATTCTATTCAAGTCCTCATAAAAATCCTCTACCTCGCTGCATCGAGGATTATAATATTTCGATGCAGCGAAGAAAAGGAAATTCTCATCATCTAATTTTTCAAGCATTGTTATGGTTTTACTTTTCCATAAAAGCTTTCATAAGCTCGACAAAGGTCTTTGCTTCTTTCACGCTTGTTGGTGATTGGATAATTGCTTTATCACCCTGTGTCTTATCTGCTTCACGGTTCTTGTGAGTTTCACCAGGCTCAGAAGCTTTAATTGAAGCTGCAGTTTGATCAGCAGCTTTCATACCATCAACTTCAGGTGTCTTCGGATCGATACCACCGTGACCGTCAACTATCTTTTTATCAGAAGCAGTGAATTTATCCTTCATCATTTCTTTATTCGCTTTATTTGGATCTTGCTCTACTTTTTCTTTCATATTTTGTAATTGTGTACGAAGTTTAATCTTACCTTGCATATCGAGATCTGGGTGATGCTGATTAATTTTTTTAGATAAAGTATTCGCGGTTCTTGTAACAGCTCTCTTAGTAGCAGTCGTACCGTACTCTCCATCCTTATGCTCAGCATCTCTAGAATTCTTATAAGCTTTAATTACATCGCGATGGATTTCTTCACCGAGATCAACTTCTTCTTTCTTCATCGCTTTGCCGATTGCTTTACGGCGCTTGTGTAGATATTCGTCAGAAGAATCAACATCACCATCATTGTCGATATCAGCATCTGCTTTACCAACTGGATCTAGCTTCTTTTTCTTTGCTGCTTCCTGGACTTTTTGATAGGCAGCCCAAACCTTTTGAATGTCTTCTTTATCCATTGTTTTATTCCTTACATAAACATTTGGGATGCCACTGCACCGATTGCAGCGACCAAAACAGCCCAGAACAGCTTGTTAATGTTATTTACCGTCTGGGAATTCTTAACTACAGCAGCCTCGAAGCGGTCTAACTTTTCCGAGAACTTATTCATACGATCATATTGTGCAGAATACTTCTGCTCCATCGCTAAAAGCTTTTCTTCTGTACGGGCGATTGCTACCATAGCTTCAGATAGCTTATCAATCTTTTCTTCTATGCGATCCAACCGCTTATTATTAGTTTCCGTTGCCATTTAATATTACCATTTTTCCTTATCGGCCCAGTATGCTGCGCTCATTTTACCTTTTGCAATATTTTTAGCATGACGTGCTTTGAATGACTTACGTCTTGCTTTTTGACGATCAGATTCACCTTTTTTTGGTGCACCAGCAGTAGTAACACCTTGCTGACCAAAGCGAATCGTTTTAACTTTGTCGCCAGACTTAGCAACAACTATATGAGACTTCGTTGGATGACCAGGAGTACGCTTAGGCTTGTTAAATCCAGACACTCCAGCACGAGCTAGTCTCGAATCTTTTTCCTCACTGAATCGCCTAAAGGTTTTCATATTACTTGCCTTTACGCAACAGTTTTAGAGTTTTTCTTCTAGCAAGTCTATCAACCATCTTCTCACCACTACGGCGCTTTGCCATTGTTTTTAGTTCTGGTGAATGATCTGCTCTCTTACCATCTTTATCTGGACCTCTAAAGATCTTAGCTGCTGCAGAATTAGCAGCCTTTTCTTTGCTGCGCTTATTCTTATCTTTATAGCTTTGCATTGCTTGAGGTGTATCAAGAATCTCATCAATCTGTGTTGATTCATTATATTGATTGGCTTTTTGAGTAGCTGCATGTGCTGCTTGGCTAGTTGCACCACCGGCAGCTTGAGGACGAAGATGAGCTGGCTTAGAAAGATGTTTATCGAAATATGATGCAGCTTTCATATGAGCTCTTGCAGCTGCTTTATGTGCAGAAGCTGCCATTTTATCACCAGCTTTATGCGCTTTTTCAGCTTGCGAGTTGTGATGATCAGCTTGATCTTCGTGTGCATCAGCACGGCTCTCAATACTACCTTTCAAGTATGCTCCTTCTGCAACTCTCTTAGCAGTCGCAGTTGCAATAGCCATCTTCTTAGCCATTGGCATGTCAGGATTATCACGCTCCATTGCCTGTGCAATCTCTTCACGCTTTTTCTTCTCGGCGGGGGTAAGGGTCTTTTCTTTTAAAAAAGATTTAAAATTACGCATCGTCTTCTTCCTCGTATTCGTTGCCTTCCATAAAAGCGTGTAGGTCTTTCATGGACTCGTAGGTGCCAGTTAGTTTATTTTGGAACCACTCGGGGAAAGCTGCTCCTTCTTGGATATCTTCCATAATTTCATCTGCTGCATAATTAATAAATTTTAATTGTGACATAGCCATTCCAGC